TTATTTTAGCAAGCGATCTGAGTAGGGTCTAATCTATCTTGCGAGTATTGTAATCTAAATTTAAAAATTCTTTTCTCAGGTGTAAAAATATCATTTGAATCAAAGTATTGAGTTTCACTTCCCATATAGAGAAACATATCTGCACCTGCGTTTGCTAAAGGTGATCCTTGTTGACCACTATCAGCAAATAACTTTTTCAAATCATCTTCTGCCAGGTCTAGTTGATCTTCGTTTATTCTTTGAGGGTCGTATTCTGAGGAGCTATTTAAAGTCCATAAAGTAATTTCTGTTTCAGCTTCATTAGTGTACGAATTTGCAGAAGTTTGACCATTATCAAAGTCTAAATTCACCTCATTTATAATTCTTACATAAAAGTTAGGGAAGGTTGCTAAACTCAAATCCCTTTCATTAGAGTAATCTTCAAAGTTATAACCCTGAGCTATTGTAATCCCTTTTATGGCATTTTCTATTGCAGTTCTTATGTTTGTCTTGATAGGCATTTAATTAGCTCCTAAATAGCTCAAAAGAACCACTATGCCTATCTGTAATATCCTCAACCTCCTGTAAGATCATCTCTTTAGTAAGTTGATTTGCGTAGTATTTAGCCTTTTCCATATAGTAATTAACTTTGTTTTGATATTTATCAATTTCAAAGGCTTCATTATTATTCACATTTGCTACATCACCAAACAACTCAATATAAACCTTACATAGTCCATACTGCTTTAGTTCAATTACCATTGGTGTAGCAATATCAGTAGAATCTAAAACACCCTTAGACTGAGCAAGTGAAACTATATACTGGTCACCTAAATCTAAGTAGTAGTCTAAATCTGTATTTGCATCGGTTTTAAACCTTGATGCAACTTTGTCTGTAATATCGTCTTGAATTAAAAAAGGCATTTTCTAAAACTTCCTATTTGCTTTGTCAATAGCTTTACTCCATCCCTCTAGGATTTTGCGTTTATTTTTACTCATTGACTTTTCAATAAATTTATCAGGACTCCAAGACCTTTGACCTTCGTGTACATATTTACCATATTCAGTACCTAAAGGGTGACCTTCATCGTGTAGAACCAATTCAACAAAGGCGTTCACTTTTCTACCACCCTTAAAAAACTCTTTTAACCTACCTAAGAAACCCTCAGCAGGAACGGAAGCTGTGACACCACCATAACCCTTAATGGATTTGACAAGTCTACCAGTTCTAGTAGTAAACCTATGATACTGCTTTGCACCTTGTTCAACTGTTGAAGCCGACCTTTTAGAAGCCTTCCTAAGCTCCTTAACAAGATCATCAGGGTATTCTTTAATCGCTTTGTTAAAATCCCTAGCGTTCATTTTAAAAGATATTTTGCCCATTATTCTACTGACTTTTTGGGTCTTCCTCTTTTTTTGGCTTTGGGCTTTTCGGTGTCGTGTCTTTCATGCTCAACATCAGTAACAGCACTAAAATGTTTATTCCAAAAAGAAATAATATACTCATCTTCAGTCTCAAATATTCCATTTTCAAATCTAAATAAAACCTTTTTTTGATTTGGGTCATAAATCATAGTTTTATCTGTTTGGTTTTCTAATCGTTTAATAATCATAAAAATAAAAAGCGAGGACTCCGAAGAGTCCCCTTAGTTAAATTAGAGTGCTGGTAAGTTAGTGATTTTTCCATGAAAAACTTCGTGTCCATAGTCCATACCAAATTGACCATAGATTTGAGTTTTAGAAGAAGCACCATCTTTAGCAAGTTCCTCAATGTAAAGAGCTTCACCCATAGTTGGTAAAACTGCAAGCGAACATTTAGAAACATCTACAATAAGAATCTCAGTAGCAACTACTTGAGGAGCATATTGAACAGCAAGCATACCAAAGTCAGTTGCAATAGTATCAACAGCAACACCACCAATATTAAATGAGCGTTCTTGAAGTACAAACAAGTCACTTAGAGCCTGTTTATAGCCTGAGTTGACCATAATAGCACATTGACCATTGTCTAGCTCTGCACCATTGTCAGCCATTGACTTAGTAAGTGAGTTGAACATAGCTTTATCTAAAGCACCCAAAGAAGCATCTACTGAGTTAGTAGAAATAGCAGTAGAAACACCTCTTGTACCTGAAGCAGTGTTAGAAGCAGTCCACTTAGTATAGGCACCATTGAACATAGTATATTCAAGGTCTTTAGCCATTTGACGAAGGTTACGCTCAATCTGAGCAGATTCTTTGTCCGTTACATTTTGGTTGCCTGCCCAATTTGGAACACCACCAAGAGTAGAAATATCAGAAGCATTTGCGTAAGATACCTCAGCTACTCTTTGGAAGATTTGAACTGCGTTCTCATCCTGAGTTTGAGCAAAAGTAGAAGCAGTAGCACCAGTTACAGAAGCATCCTCAGAAATAGTTGGTTGAGCTGCTGCATCTAGCACATAGTTAGTATTTAGAGCAAAGTTCACACCGTTTACGGGTCTTGCTCCGTTTGTGCCACCTACCATGTTTAAAAATGGTGTAGCGTTTTGTCCTATTTCAAATAAGACTCCTAAGTAGTTAGGATTATTTTGGGTTGTACCATTGCCTGAAATAGCCATTGGTTATTCTCCTTTTTGTTGTTTTCTCATACTAGAAATAACACCTTTAAAATTTCGTGTCTCTCTAGCTTGTTTCATCATAGAACTCATATCAGAATTAGGAGTAAAAGAACCTTGACCATTTGAAAAGCCTGAACCACCCTTAGCAGGATTTTTAAACATCTTTTTATTAGCCTCTTGGAACGAATCTAAAACACTATCCAAAGATACAGATTTATCACCCATTAAAAGGTCAGCTCCGTTAATACCAGTAAACCCGTTTTGAGTCTTTAATAGTAACATAGCAGGTTCAAGAAAATCAGAATCAATATTTCTTTTTCCTAATCCATTTTTAATTGTATCATCAATACGCAAACTAAGAGCTTCATTTTCAGCTTTTTCTTTAGCTAATTTCTGATTTTTAAGATCATCCTTCATAACACTAAATTCGTGCTGAAGTTTCTCTAAATCAGACATTTTCTCAAAAGCCTCTTGCTCTTTTGCCTTAATCAATTCCTGAGCTTTAGAAGTTATATCTTCACCCTCTTTAACCCCGACTAGGGAACCAAGAGCATTTAGAGTATTTTCCATTTTCTCATAATTTGAATTTAAGGTGTCAAATTTTGATTTCAAATCTCTTTTTTCTTCTAAGATTTGATCTCTATTCTGTTTAATTGCCTCTAAATCTTCGCTACTGCTTTGATTAGGCATTGTTTGTGTATCGTATTCACTCACTGAGCGACCTCCAAGGATTTAATTCAATAATAAATATAGCATTTTTTTATTATCAAGTGCAAAACGAAAAAAACCACCTAAATAAATAGATGGTTTTTTGTCTTTATCTAATCTAGAGGAGAAAATCAGATTAAAATAAATATAACTATTTTATGATATATGAGTAGGGGCAATAACCTCTAAAACTTAGCACATAGTATTCACCTGAGAAGCTCTTATAAATACCCTTGTAGCCTCCTATAACAATTTGGCAGTCAACTAAAGTAAGTTGAGTATAACTATACCCCTGAGATACAAGGGCAAGTAATAAAATTAGTTTTTTCATTGAAAATGCTCCTTTACCTGAGCCATTTTTAAAGCTAGAGCCTCATTATCTAAACGACCTTCTAAGAAGTAAATAAAATCCTCTCTTTTTAAATTAGCTGATTTAAGTAGCTCAATAGATTCTTTGAGGGCTTTTATTTTGCCCTCTATATATTGTGGGTTATTCATTTTCTGCCTTCCTTCCATTTTTTAATCATCTCAATAGATTTACAAGCTTGCTCTAAAACCCATTCACATTGTTTTAAGGTAGCTTCTTTAAATTCGTGTTCGCAAAGATCTTCATTCCAAGTTACTCTGTATATTTCTGATTCACAAATTTGGTAATTAGCTACCCAGTATTCATTTATAGAGCCTTTATGTAGAATAAACTCATTGTCGTTATTCTCTAGCATATCTTTAACTAAAGAGAAATATTCCTGATTTGACTTAGGCGATTCATCTACTTGTTCTGCATACTCTTTATAGTAATTGTGGCTTGACCATCTTTGACTTGGTGTGTTAATCATTTTGTACCTTCCTTTTTAAGTCTTATCTAAATATAATAAAAAATTATTCTAGTAATCAATAAAAAAAGAGACTTTTTCCAAATCTCTAAATAAACTTCCATTTATAGCCTTTATGAGTTTGGTAAATACCTCTTGCACACCTAGAAACAGACTCTCTATTAAAGCCATCTCTAGAAGCGTCTTTTGTGCTTTCATACTCTTTTATTACTTGATTTGTAGTTGGGTTCAATCTAGCTACTGGCATTTTATCAGCATTTGATCTTCTCTTAATTGGCATAGTACCATGATTCATGTTCTCTTTTTGGGTACACCACTCTAAGTTTGATACTCTATTGTCGGCTTTATTTTCGTTTATGTGATTAACTAATTTTTTGTTTTTTATACTAGGAATAAATGCCATAGCAACTAATCTATGTATTGAATATGTTTTTTGACCTTTATGCGTATATAAAGTTATATACCTATAACCCCTACAACTAACATCGTTTAATACCTTTTTCGTTTTATTGGAATATACTCTACCTAAATTTGATATTAAATAAAAACCTTTTAAACCTTTAATTTCTTTAAACCATTCATTCATAATAATACCCCAAAGGCAGATATAGGGAGTCCGACAAGATACCCATACCTTTTAACGCATTAGCGACCTTTAGAAAAATTTAATTGAGTTGTCGGACTCAATACTAATTATATCATTTTATATACTTAGATTCAATAGCTTTATCAAATCTAGACTTAATACTTTCTGTTCTTGGTTTATCACCCATTATCTTCATTTTGTCAATCCAGTTGCCTCCATCTCTAAAGGCTTTTCCATTGTCTTTTGATTTTAAGATTTGATTTTGAATCTTAGAAGGTTGTTTTTTTAAAAATGTATTGCCACCCTCAACAAATGAAAAATTATTTAAATCTAAATCATCCTCAATAACCTCAGTAAGATAACAAATACAATTTGCGTGGCTTGGTATAGGAGGAATTTTATTTTTAGGGAATACCCCTTTTCCTAATCCAAAATCAGCTTGTGCATATAGGTCACATTCATCGTTTATCTTATGGCTTGCGTCTAATCTCCATCTATAAGCTGTTACATCTTGGTCATCTTTTGACATTGCTAAAAATGTATCAATTTGTGCCCTAGCAGTCTCTGTTCTAGCGATTCTTCTTGATATATACCTAGCTTTGGTTTTAACCATGTTCTCAACCGACTTCTCAAAGCTCTCTAGGTTCTTACCTCTAACTGATTTAATAAATCTTTGGTAAGCTCTCTTAGTTTCTGAGCTAGGGTAGTTCATCTCGGATAAATCTTTTATTTCAAGTTCTAAAGCTCTTAAATCTTTCTCATAGTCTTTAGTAAATCCAAGTGATCTAATATCTTGGGTCATTCTGCGTACTCTTTTACGCAAAAATTGTTCATCTACCTCACCACTAGAACGAATATGAGCATTAATTTTTTTTAGATTATTATCATAGTTTGCAGTATATTCTAGATCAACCTTTATAGCATTTGCCATATATCGCCTAGTCTTGGTATCTGCTCTTCTGTTTCTATTTCTTAGGTCTACTTTATCAGAAGCCCAAGCTACATTAACAATAGCACTCTTCAAAGCTCTCTCATCTATTATAGCCTCAGGGTCTTTAGACTTAGCT